TCCTTGCCAAACACCTTGAAACGCGTACCTGTGTAGGTGCGCACGAGCACAAAGTCGCCCTCTTTACACCATGCGCCCGAGGGAAACTTGGCGGGGTCTTTGTACGCGTCTGGTCCGACCCGCATGACGAACAGCACCGTGGTGGCGTGTTCTTCCGCACGCATGGTCGCAGCGTCTCGAATCAAATCGAGAGTCGTACCGGCGATCTTTTCATCGACCTCTGGCACGATGCACAGCAGCTTGTATCCCGTGGGGATGGGTAGCGCTGACGCTTTGGTTTCGTTATCCGCTTCGGCCTCGGGGGCGTCGATCGGCTGGATGTGTTTGGGCAGTGTGATGCCCGGAGGCAGAATGATTTCACTCATCTGATTGCTCTACTTTCTCTACAAGGTCGAGGAGGTGACGCTCTGCAGTCGCTAGGCCTTGAATCACGCCGCAGAGTTTTTGGTAATCGTCAAAGGAGCGACACATCCCACCCGCCAAGTCATCGGCGTAGTTGTTCATGTCGGTGCGTAATTTCTCGCGCAATACGCGTGCGAAGTCGGAGATCATTGGTTGCTAGGTCCTTTTGGTGTCTGCGCCTTGGCGCGGGCTTGGGCAGCGGCTTGCTGCTTGCTTCTTGCGATGTCAACACCCATACGAGCGCCGTCACGTTCTTGGTCAGCCTCCAGCTTGTCGGCCTTGTAGGCGGCGTCAACCTGCAGTTGCTTTTCTTTCAGCTCCAGCTCATCGGCCTTGGCGGCAGCGTCAACTTGGAGCTTCTTCTCCTTGAGCGCCAGCTCGCCTTGCTTGATCTGCAACTCCTGCTGTTGCATCTGCACAACGGGGTCTTGCTGTTGCTGCTGGGCCTGCTGCTGGGCGGCTTGGGCTTGACTCTGCTGCAGCACCTGCTGCGCGGCTTGGGCCATCATGCCGGACAGGGCGATCTCGATCTCGGGAGGCAGTTGTTCGCCTTCGGGCGGCAGGGGCATGCCCAGCTGCTGCTCGATCTTCTGACGGTAGCCGAAGCCAACGTGCTCGGCGATGTGGGCCATCATTGCAGCCTGAATCTGAGGAGCGCGGGGGTTTTGGCCAACCAGCTGCATCACGATCGGGTCCTGCATGGCCGACATGTGCACCTGAATGTGTGCTTGGTGGTCTTGGTACTGGAACGCTTTGAGTGGTTTGCCCTTGAGTGCGTTCATATTCTCTGACACGGGGTCGGTCGGCTTTTGGTCTTCTTCCAAAGGCACGAGCTTGTCGGCGTTCTTGATGCCCAGAACCTCCAGCATGCCTCGGTGCAGCTTGGGCAGGTCGTAGATGTCAGGTGCGCCTTGGGCCAGCTGGATCACCGCTTGATACTGCACCACGCGCTGGGAGAGGGTAGCCGCATTGGGGTCGCTCACCGGCAGGATGTCAACGTGACGGTAGTCACCCTTCTTGGCCCGTGGGCCTTCTTCGCCGTCCGGCTCGTAGGTGTACTCGTCGTCGGTGTAGTCGCGGATGATCGCGGCCAGCAACTGCAGTTCTTGCTTGAGGGTGAAATGCACCCGGGCCTGCACAGCCGTCATGACTTTCAGCTGGCGCTCCAGCAGGGCCAGTGTCGAGCCAACTGGTGCGTTGGCACCCATGTCGCTGATCTTCATGTCGGCCGTCGCGGCGAACCGGCGGCCTTCCTCCACCACCGTGTTCAGCAGGTTGTACAGGGTGGCCGACGGGTCTTTGTACGGCAGGGGCAGGATGTTGTCGCGGATCGCGCCGGAGCCAACGTCCACATCGCGCCACTCGCCCGGGGCGATCGGGGTGTCGTCACCCTTGATCCGCAGACCACGGGACTTCAAACCACCGGGCAAGTTTGACAGGGTCCCTGCGTCGATCAGCTGACGCATCAAGCTGGTGGCCGAGTTGGCGAAGCCGCCAATCAGGTGGAACAGGCCAAAACCGTAGGCCCCGAAGCCGGGGATGTATTGGTAGTGCACGAAGTGCTGGCGCTTCAGGTGCAGGTCGTCTTCTTCTTCCCAGTTGCGGCGCAGGGCCAGAACGGTGTTGTTGCCACGGATGTACGTGAGAACGTACGGAAGCGCAATCTTGACTTCTTCCCCGTCTTCGTCCACTTCGGCCCGTGGGTCGCCCTTGACGATCAGCTCCACATGGGACTCATACAGCGTGTAGCGGTTGTCGTTCAGGTCAGCAAACCCGGTCTCTTTGTCCTTGGCCTTGTTGATCTCGTCGATGTGTTTGTCCGGCGAGCCGATGTCCACGTCGCGGTAAAACCCCGCCTGCTGGAGCTTCTTGATCTCGTTCTCGGTCTTGCGCATGACGTGTGTGACGCGGTAGCAAGACTGGATGTCCGACGTGCCGTATGGCAGCAAAATGTCCTCGGCCGGGATGAACACCGACGTCTGGCGGCCGATGTTGGGGTCGAAGTAGACCTTCTTGAATGCCGAGCCGGTGGCTGGCAGCGACCACAGCATGCGCTCGTGTTCTGGGCGGAACTCTTGCATGACCTCGGTCAGCTGGAAATTCATGTCTTCTTGGACGCGCATGGCGGCGTCTTTCTTCTCGGGGGTCTCTTTGCCCACAATTTTCGTGCGCACAGGGCCCATGGCCGGGAAGGTCTCTGTAATGGTCTCGCTTTGGAAGCGCACCACGGCCTCAGTGATCATGGGGTGGAACACGCCCGACGCGCCGTCCCAAGGCTCTGTGCGCTCCTCGATCTGCAGGCCCAGCAGTTTCAGACCTGTGACGTAGGCCTTTTCCCACTCTTTGCGGGAGTTGCGGTCATTGTCGATGTCGCCGTCAAGGTCGTTGACCATGGAGGAGAGCTCGCCTTCGGACAGGTACTCGGCCAAGTTGGCATCGAAATCGTCGATGCTGGGCTTGCCCTTTTTAATGTCGATCTCCAAGTCGCCCATGTCAATGTTGACTGCCTCCGGGTCAACGATCTCAATCTCGATCGGCTCCTCGGCCTCGCCTGCGGCGTCGATGCCCATGGGTTGTTGGAAAAGCGCTTTGTCAATGTTCGTGGCCATTATTCGGCTCCTTCGGCAATGTGTTTAAGCGCCTTCAGCGCAGCGTCAGCGGCAGACCACGCTGCGTTCCAACAGGTGGTGTCCCAGTACTCTTGGCGTGCGGCGTCTTGTTTGGGGTGTAAAAACAGTTTTTGGTTGTGCTTCATCAGCACGTACGTCTCGTTAAACGTGAGCTGTGCCAACTCCGGCCACTTTGACCACTGTTTTTTGGGGACTTTGTACAGGTTCTTCGCCATGTGTGTTCCTAATAATACGCTGCTCTGCGGCGCATGTATGACCTGTCTTCCTTCTCGTCCGAGTCCAACGGGATGAACCCCCCTTGCCGATACCGCAGCAGGGCTTGGGTGCAGGTGTCCACGAAGTCGTCGTGCTCGCCGACAGGGAAGGCGGCCATTTCCTCAATCACTTCACGCGCCCAGCGCGTGTCCGGTGCCCAGACTTTACCCGCAGAGAACAGGTCGGCCACGGCGTTCAGGCGCACCATCTTATCGTTTCCCCGGCTGGGTGTAAATTCCTGCACGGGTATGCCCATGCTGCGCAGCTCTTGGATCAGCGGAGCTCCGGCCGCCTTCTTCTCCACGATGAACGCATCTGGCTCCCACTCTTTGTAGTGGCGCAGTGCAACCTGTTTGAGCTCCGGGAAGGCCATGCGGTCCTTGAACGCGTCCAGCAAGATGAGCTGGGGCGAGTCGCCCTCTTCCTCGTTGTACCAGACACCCCACGTCGTGCAGGCGCTGTAGTCGGAGTTGTTCTTGACTTCAAAGGCCGTGTCCCAGCTCTGGATGACGTAATCACAGCGTGGGGGCTCATCACTCTCCCAGATACGCCAGTGTTTGCGGCTGACGATCGCGCTGGTCTCGGCCGTGGGCTGCTGCATGTACTGCGCGTTCCAATACCGGGGGTCCAAGCTGGCCTTCGTCGCCTTGAGCGACTCCAGCGGCCACTGCTCTGGCCAGAGCGATTTCTCGTTCTCGGTGTTCTCGTGCAGGATGGCTGGCAGCTCGACGATTTCCCAAGGCAGCGCCTCGGGGTTCTTTATCTGGTACGTCATCAAGCGCCCGGTCAGGTCCAGCAGCGACCACCTTGTCATGATGATGATGATCGCACCTCCCGGCATCAGTCGCTGGAGCGGGCCCGTCTGAAACCACGACCATGCCGTATCAAACGCCAAGCGGCTGTTCGACTTAACGTCCTGCTCAGAGTGCGGATCGTCAATAACAAACAAGTCAGCGCCCCGGCCAGCAAGCGCACCGCCCACACCAGCAGCGTAATACTGACCTCCGGCGCTCGTGGACCACTTACCGGCAGCCTTTTGGTCGTCCGCCACCATTGTCTGGGGGAAAATCTCACGGTACTCCTCCGCGTCCAGTAAGTTACGGATACGCCGTCCGAAGTCTTCCGACAGGCCTGCCGTGTGCGTGCCCATGATGATCTTCTTCTGGGGGTACTTGCCCAAAAAGTAGGCAGGAAACAGGTAAGAGCTGAACTCAGACTTGCCCATACGCGGCGCAATGTTGATGATGACACGCTTTTTTCTCCCCTCGATCACGTCGGTGAAGATTTTGGCCAGCTTGCGGTGGTGGGGCCCGATCTTGAAGCCCGGATAGACCGACGAGGCGAAGCCCAACATGTTGTCTTGGGCCGACAGCAGCCGGGTGCGGCGCTCTCGCGTCTCCAAATCGTCGAGCAGCTCCATCTTTTCCTTGACGGACATGGTCGGCAGGGCGCGTTCGAGCGCCTCCAACTCACGCTTGGTCAGCGTCGTCAAGTTTTTAAGATTCATCTGTGCGGGTCTCGATCGGGTCCACGTCGGAGGTGGCAATGTCCACCACGTCGATCACGCCCATGAACTTGTTGAGCTTGTCCTTGATCCGCTGCTCGACCTCAGCGTCGGTCATCTCCACCTGCTTGACCTCGATCTTGTCGGTGAACAGGCCCACTTCCGTGACTTTGCCCAGCAGGCCGAGCGCTTTGAGCCGGATGTTGGCGTTGGGGTTTTGCGTCTCTTCGACCAGCTTGGCCACCGTGTAGCCGCGAAGCTCCTTGGCCTGCTCGATGAACTCCCAGTCGTAAGCTGTCAGCATGCCGGTGATGTGGCGCACAGCCTCGGGGGTCTTCAACTGCACCAGCGCAGCTTTCTGCTCGATCGTGTCCGTGTTGGTGGTCAGCGCTTGAAACGCCTTGCGGGCGTCAGCTTTCTCCAGCGCGTCAATGACTTCGTCGTCAGGCGGCGCTCCCAGTTCTTGCAACCAGCTGGCTGTGGCAACTTGCGCAGACAAGACTTCTCCCGGCTCAGCGTCGGCCAGTCTTGTCATCATCCCGGGCGGTGAAGGTTCCGGGTCAAATTGCACCAAATGTTCAAACATGTTTGCGTAGGCCTTGTAACCTCGTTGGGCGTAATGTACACTGGATTTCGACGCAAGCGCAAGCTAATGTCTCCTTGGTTGGGAATTTTTAACCCCCGTGTCCACAAAGCCCGGGGGTTTTTTATGGTGGCCGGGTGTCCAGAGTTTGACACAGTTTTCTTGGGGTTTTTATAAAATTTAGTACGGGGGTACTCGTTTGGTGTGGTGGGGGTGGGTGCTTTTGGCGGTGGGGTTCGCTGAATCTGTTTAGGTTTTTACAAAGTGCTGGGAGCGGCCGCACAACAGTGTTCATGTCATGTCGCACTACCCGCCTCATAAAGGCTGCATACCCCCACGGTGGGGTTCGCCGGGGCCGAATAACCCTTGTCAAGGGTATTTGGAAACGTGTTGTGCTATAATACAGGTGTTGGTTCGGGGCACATCGACTCACGACAACACATCCTTTGGAGTTCGCAACATGTCACACACTATCCACACAATCGCTGCTCAGTACTCAGCCTTCCTCAAGGCTGGCACGTCTTATGGTGCAGCACTTCAGGCCGCTGTCCGTGAGTCAACACTGTCTCACCCTGAGCTGTTAGCCGCACTGGCCAAGGTGCACGCCAAGCATTACGGGTGCAACACCACATGGAGTGCCAAAGGCACGGCCGTCTTCCACACTGGCACAGAGTCAACACGTGAGACGCGCCACGTTGCCGCGCAGAAGTCTTGGTCGCGCAATGTCGGCGTTCACTTCAGCACCGGCTCGACAACACGTCACCACAAGCCAGTCGATGCGGTGGCCAAACTCGCCAAGGCTTATGCAGGTCTGACCACGGCGCAGAAGAAGCGTTTTCTGGCGATGCTGTGAGCGCGGGGTTGTCCCGCTGTTCCAAACCTTGTCAACACGACCTCAACCACACGAAACCCAGCGCGAGCTGGCAACCAACCGCCCGGCTTGTCCGGGCTTTCTTTTGTCCGTGAGACACCGCGTCTCACACCTTTGGAGAATCAACCATGACACACCGCAACCGCTACACCATCAGCATCCGTGAGACTGAGCGAGCCAAGCTCCGCGCCCTGCGTGAGGACTTCGTCCACCTCGCCACTGACAAGGCCTACAAGCGCAAGGTCATTCAAGAGGCGCGAGCACGTGACGCAGCGTGGGACAACTACAAGGCCGAGACCCATCAACTCCGCTTCAAATGAAGCGGCCCGAACCCGTGAGACACCACGTCTCACGGGACTATTTGGTAACACGTTGTGGAGAAACTATGCAAAAAACGCATGTCCACCTGTCCCACCTGAATCCCGCAATGTTTCGGCGTAGGCGTATGCCCGCAACCCGCATGGTTGCTTGGTCTGTCCCACTTCGACACATATATATATACCTTTTTGGAAATACTTATATATATAGAGGCGTTAATAAATGTATGTTGTTCTTCTTTTGTGTCTGTGTTACCCTGCAGTTTCGTTAACGCGACTGGTGGGGTGTGTTTCCCCGGCAACACCCTTCTATCTGTGTCGAATACTCTACAGCCCAGCAACCATGCGGGTTCCGAGCGTTTGGCTCAGCACAAACAGTAATGCCGGTTTTCTGTATATGGGGGTCAAATGTCTGTAACGTTAACTTTTCCAGAGATCAAGCGGTACAAATGGGAGGGCGCAATACGCTGGAGTCAGCGTGACATCGTCAAGTTCCTGCGTGAGCAACAGCGGCAAAGCCCGAAGTCAAGCACCCGATGGCAGGTGTTTGAGCAGGTGATCGAGGCCATATTTAAACTAACAGATGATCGAGGCGTCGAGTCTTTCAAGGGCGACAGTGTGAAGAAGCTGCTGATTGCGGCGGCCACAGATCACGGCTGGTTCGTCGAACGTCCTGACCGCACGGAGCCGAGCAACGTCCCGATGGGGGAGAAATGGTGCCGACGCTGCCATGAGATCAAGTCCATGGAGTCTTTCCGTGCCGTGGCCACGCCAGCGCAGAACAAACGCAACGGCTGGCACCCAGACGCACGCACCCTCATCACATCGTCACTGTGTGCACCGTGCCGCGAGTCCCGGCAGAAGAAGACCAAGCGCACCGATGCCCGGCGTACTGCACGCGTCATGAAGAAAGCGGGCAAAGCGCCACCACTGCTGCAACGTTACGAGAAAAGCATAGCCAACGTACGTGCGCGGCTGGCGATGGTGTTCAAGCGGCACACGGTCACACTGCGCTTCGCTGGGCCTGATGGAACGGATGCGGTGTACCTTGAGTTCAAGGACAGTGCCGACCAAGATTTCTACACCGAGCAACGCGTCATGTTGGGCCGAGCGAACAGCCGACTGCATGAAGCCGTGGACGAAGGGCGCATCCCGCACGATGCCAAGGGAGAGTGGTACGAGCTGTTAACCCCCCAAGAACGTCAACATTTGTATGAGCTGTATCAGGCCGCATCATGGATGGCCCCCGGCTACAAGAAAAAGATGCCCATCTTGTGGGACAACGCCCCCAAGCCCGACGAAGTGGCGTCAGCCGAGCCAACGCCCGAGCCCGTGAGACTGCCTGTCTCACCTGCGCAACACCCGGAGGACTGGTCTGACCTCATGTGACCCTCCCTGAAAAGGGAACGGTCATCTTTTCTTCGCTGCCCAAACCCGTGAGACATGTCGTCTCACAAACCGCTGCCAGTCGGTCACTGGCAATTCACTAGGAGAACGCAATCATGAACCTCAACGACATGCCCATCACCATGGACGAGCCCGCAACACAACCACAATACCACCCCGAGCCACTGCATGCAGCGGCGTTCCTTGCCCCGTTCCTCGACGCCTTCACCAAACACATCGACATGCTGGTGGAGACACGGTTCAACCATTTGGTAGAGACACGCAACACGCTGGCGCTGCTCGACGACTCAATGGAGAAGAAGATCGAGGCCATGATCGAGAACGTCATGGACAACCACACACAGAACTACGACCACTTGGACTCAGACAGCGTTGAGGAGCATGCCGCTGACATCGCACGGGCAACGCTGAGCGAGTACGCCGAGCGCCAAGAGGGCTGGGTTACGAAAGACCACGTGCAGGACATCATCACCGAGCACGTGGACGAGGAGCTCGACCTGATTGACTGGGAAGAGAAGGTCAAGGATGTGCTGCGTGAGATGTTGTGAGGAGAAGCAAGCATGAACACCAACACAGAC